TCATCAGCAACCCTGTTGTATGTCGCGTTAAGGATCTGCTGAGCATCCTCATTGTCTAAGGCATCCACCTGTTCGGATAAGGTGTCGAGATCCTGTATCGCATCTGAGATGGGCATCGAAGAGGATGCCACACCGAGAGCAATGTTGTTTGCTGATGTAGATACGATGGACACAGTTTCCTGATATGGAGTGGTTCTGCGTCCGTTGGCTACAGAGAGTTCCTCCGATGCTGTGGCTAGGTCTGTCTGTCCGTTACGGATCTGAGCATCGTAGCCTTCACGGATTACCTGAAACTCCTCATTCCTGAGTTGCTCCAGTCTCCTGTCATGCTCCCCTTGGTATCCATTGATGGACTTATTCCTAACAAGATTGGTTAGGAAGTTGCTCATGTCTGCGTTAGACTCCACCTCACTCACGAGGTCTGGGTCTTCTGATGAGGCTACCTCAAGGAAGTTATCGAGGATGATCTTCTGACGCTGAGCGTGTCCCGCTTCAATCAATTCAGGATCATCTAGGTCCAGAGAGTCTGCGAAGCGTGTGAACATGGAGCGTATGGCTCCTTCCCGCAACACAGCCTTCTGTCTTTGTCTTGTTTGGAATGTCCTCTGTATGTCCTCACCTGTGGTGAGTTTAAGGAGTTCGGTCTTAAACGGGTCACTGTCTTCATAAGAAGCAATAGCCGAGTCCAGTGAGTCCGCATAGTCTCCGATAAGAGACTCGTCCTCACTCGCTGCACGCTTCTGTGCAAGAAGATCGTTTAGGACTGCCCTCTTCTGCTCTGCCTCAAGCTTATCCTTGGATGCCTTGTTCTGAGCAACCACCTGTGCGGACACCTGCACAGCACCTTGGAGGATCGCTCCTAGGTTTGCTGTAGATGCTGGTGCGATACGCTGAGGGGAGGCGAGGAAGGACCGAGGGAGTTCTAGATCCCGAGGACCCTGTGAGAGTCGTGATTGAGAGTTTAGTCTGCTCATATACCACCGAACCTTACAGATGCTCCGAGGGAGTTCCAGTCACTTGCGGAACCCCATGAAGCACTTCCACCTAGGTCTAGTCCCTGTCCCAGATTCAGCCCAGTAGAGAACCCAGACAGAGCACCACCGAAGGTGCTCACCAAGGGGTTGTTGTACCGTGCTGCTGTCTGACTATCTACGGAAGCGTTGCCGAAGATTTGTTGTAGTGTTGCGTTGTAGTTACCCACCCCCGCAGTGTTTATCGCAGAGGTGGAGATAGCGGTAGAGGATGCTGCACCTGCTGTACCGCGTGCTGCGGAGGTGGTGCGGAGGGTGCCTTGGAACTCCTGCAGTTCACGAGCAAGTTGGTTCTTACGCTGCTCGGAGGCTATGCGGTTCTGTTCCTTCTGCACCGCTGCTGCACGCTCGTTTGCTTTGTTCTGCTGCTGTGCCTGCACAAGGGAGAGACCGCCTGAGGCAGCACTTACTCCCGCCGCCAGTAGTAGTTCTGGTCCCATGTTTATCCCTTTGCGGAGTTCTGTTTGAGAGGGGCGAAGTTACAAATGAAGTCGAGGTTGGTGATGAGCATCGGGAGAGGGCTGCTGCTCTTGAAGGTGATCTTGGTGTCTCTCCCCTTGCCCTTGATAGAGATGGGGACCTGACCATAATCTGCCTGAGTGAACTGCCCTGTGTAGGAGGAGCCGAGTCTGTTGCTGATGTAGCGTTTGGTCTTGGCTGCTCTCCCCTTAGGTTGCACATCTACCTCGAAGAACGGAGTGTCATCGAAGTGTGTAATCATCCTGAGGACAGACAGCACACCGTCCACCACCTGACCGTTCTGGTCCTTCACATACAGTGGTGAGAGTTGTACTGAGGTCTCGTAGGACTTGCCGCAGAACGCAGGGTAGTCCGACCAGTCACCGATAACGGAGAGGACGGTGGTGCTTCCTGAGTTGTCTACGGTGGGTTCGAGGATGGTGCCTGCTCTGCTCTCCCAACCCCCGCCAAGTACAACCAGGTCCATGTTCTCGTCCTTGAACGGGAGAGTCCATGAGGTTGTCTTTGTGGAGGATGAGTACGAACCAGTGACAGACACCTTGCGATCCATGTGGAGGTGATATGGGACACTTCCTTCTGCATCTGTGTCTGCTGCTGGAGGGGTGATGGGGATACGCTCTAGCCAGTAGTTGTTGTCTTTGGAGTAGAGGATGTAGAGGTAGTTGTCGTAGACACGGAAACTCTCCACCACAGCATCACTATCCAACACCCACCGAGAGAATGCGTTCTGCACCTTCTGCGATACTTCCCAGTGTGAGAAGTTCAGGTAGATGGAGGAGTCATCGGAGGCTGCGGAGAAGACGATGTTGTCTGTCTCGGACACAGCCAAGCGTGATACTGAGGCGGGGAGATACCCATCACAATGCTTGCTTAGGTCTACAGCGAGGTTGGCATCCCGATCAAAGTTGTAGAAGTATTCGTAGAGGGAGGTGAACCTACCACGGTTGCTGGTGAAGTACACCTGGCTCCCCATCACCACAGGCTGTGCATCAGGAGATACAGGGTTGCTGGTGGTGGCGAGGATGTTGGTCTCACCGGGGGTGAATGAGTTAGGAGCCTTCACCTCGTACTGTCTCGCACCGTTGGCGATAACGAGGAGGGTATCATCCACAGGGATCATAAACTCTACCGTGTGTGCACCATCTCCGGGGAGGGTGAGGTCTATCGGGTCTGAGTCTGTGGAGGTCTGCCAGTCGTCTACCCACAGGTTGAAGAGGTCTCCAGCCTGAGAGGTGACGATCTTATTGCGGCTACCAAACCACATACGATCCTGAAACACGGTGATCCAGTCTATCGCACTCCCGATGAAGGAGGGACCGGGGTTGGTCACAGAGTCCCCGCTCTTGCGGGTATTCCATGTCTCGTAGTCAAGGGTAAACTCACCTGCCCCACCGTCCCCTGCTGGATCGTAGGAGAGGCGGACAGGCATGGTGGTTTCGTCTATCTCTGAGTCGTCTAGGTCAGTGGTGACACGCTCATACCAAGGTCCGATGTCATCTGTAGCGATGATCTCCCACACACCTACGGGGTATCCCACATCTGCTGAGGTGAGGTGGATGTAGTGTCCCACTGTTCCTGTAGCAGGTACGGGGAGGGAGGTTGCTGTGGTGAGGTTGGCATAGCCTGCTGCGGTGCCCTTCAGGGCGGTCTCCACCTCTTTGTTCCAGATGAATGTAGCATCCCCCACGGTGATAGCCCGCAGTTTGTCTACAGCAGATCCAGAGCCAGAGGCGAGGTACGCATCTGCGGAGTTGCTGAGGACAACACTTACCTTCGTACCATCCTCACGGAAGATTTGTACACGGTTTGCTGCGGTGCCCTGAGATCCATCGAGGATCAAGCAGAAGCGGTTATCAGCGTCCCTGTCTATCCAGTGGATGTAGGGATCTGTAGCAAGTGAGTCCGCCGGTAACCACTCCAGAGTACCGTCTGTGGTGGAGTCTGCATGCTCTGGTGCGTGGATGTACTCACCACCATATCTCCTCTCCATACCTCTGTTGATAAACTGCACGATGTTGTCGGCGGTCTCGAACTGGGTATAGGAGCGGTTGGTGGGAGGTTGTCTGGACACACCGCCGATGAGGGGTGCGGCGGGGATACGCTGGGTGGGCATAGTTACCTCCGGCGATCTCTACGCCTGCGTGTGCGGATGTATGATGAAGATGAGTTGGCACTGATTCCCCACACCCAATCACTCTCCTGTATGGATTCCCTCCGCATGTTGCCGAGGGCCTTGGCCTCTTTCTCAGCGAGGCGAGCATCTCTGTTGGGGTCGTTCACCTGTGCCTGCTGGTACTCCCGTGCTGCGGAGGCAGCAATGTAGAGTCTCACAGTGAGGGGAAGTTCCTCGAACTCCAGCCATCTGGTGACGAGGAGTTCTACAGAGTCCACGGTGAATACATTGGTGGAGTTGTCTCTATCCCAGAGCTTGTTGTCACGGATTGCAAACTTGGAGTGGTAATCATCCCCATGCCCATCTACACGGATGATGCTGGTGGAGATGGAGATGTATCCGTTGCTGTCTGGGGTGAGGGTCTGGACTTCAGTGTTGAAGGTCCACCCCTCAGCCAGGGTCTCCATGATCTTCTCATCAAGGATGGACTGGGCTAGGTCTGTGTCGTTTACACCGTCACTATCCAGAGTGTTCACTGGAGTTTCGTCTGCTGCACGGAGCATGTGGTTGACGGCTTCCAGTGTGTCGAAGTCTGGACGCATAGGTGCCTCCGCTAGGTAAGGGGAGTTGTTTAGTAGTGGTAAGTAGAAAACCCCCGCTTCACAGTTAAGCAAAGCGAGGGCGGAAGGAGAGTTAGATAATGCTTAGAGGATCTTGACGAGTTCGAGACCTGCGATACCAGCATCAATACGGTTCACGATGGTGAGTCCGTTTGAGTCGGCATCAATCTGGATCTTGGCATCCGTGGTGGTGCCGTTGGCAACAAAGTCTGAGCCAACATCACGGAGGATGGTGATGGTGTCTCCACCACTCACAGTGAACTCAACATAGACATCGGTGCTGCCGGTGACATAACCGATGTAGACACCGTTCATGACATCAGCACCGTCTTCATTGAACTTGAAGGTGAAGGTGCCGTCATCGTCCAAGGCTCCTGTGGAGAATGGACGGAGGGTCTGACGGTTAAACAGATCGTGAGCGTACATGCTCGGATTCGTCGTCGTAGTGACGGGTGAGTTAATAGACATATGTAGTGCTCCTTAGATTACGAGGTGACGAGTTCGACCGCACACTCGGAGACGAAGGAACCACCGCCAGTCCAGTCCATCGCGGAGATGATCTGGTCTTCGGTACGCTGGATGTCTTCGATCTTGAAGCGGGTAGTCATAAGGTCAACATGACCAACACAGTCACTCTGGTAGATAGCACCGACCGTGCTGGAGAAGTCACCAGCAACATCCGGGTCACTTGACCAGTCAGCCTTGAGACCACTCACGCCTGCGTCGTAGGTCGCGTTGATGAGGTTGCTCGGCAGGATCATCACACCCATGTAGTACAGGGGTTGGTCCATGCTGAGGGGGTTGCTGTGGTCGAGCTTGGGACCCGCAATGTCGAGGTTCCCGTAGATACCACCAGCGAGGACATTGGTGGACGACGGCCACACATTCTCAAGCTCACGGAACTCGTAGAAGAGGGCGGTGTCGATGAAGCAGAAGCGGCCTTCCCGCTTAATGTTCATCTGGTCAAACTTCAGGTTCACCGCCTTGATAGCAGTCTGAAGGTTCTTCGCACCAGTCTGGGATGCAGCGAACGAGGCGGTGTACCCAGTGCTGTCGTCCGACCCGTGGTACGAGTTACCACCGTGGCGGAACTCTGCGGGGACATCGCTCCCCTTACGGTAGCGGGCTGACAGACAGATACGCCGCATGACTTCCACTTCCACACGAGCTGCGAGGGAGTAACCCATGCTCTGAGTGAGGGGGAAGCGGGTGTCTACCTGCTCGAATCTACGCTCCAGCTTCTCATCTTCGAGAGCGGTGTAGTAGGGACGATCGTTCAGACCAAACTCACGGACGAACTGCTTGCGGTTAGAGCCAACCTGGAGGTCGCCCTTGTTGAATCGCTTAGTCCCAACGCTACCAGTGGTCACAAACTCTGCGGTCTTGTTACCAGAGGCAAAGTCGGGGGTGCGGTTCTGAACGGTACGGGCGATGAAGAGGCGGCTCTCACGAGCGGTCAGGACTTCATTCACCCACGATGGATGGTTGATGTCGAATGATGCTGGATTCGCCTGACCGTAATCTGCGGTAGGATTCCAGTGATTTGCAACTGCCATGTTGCACTCCTTGTGAAGAGATTTCTGTAGTGGGATCTCCAGTCCGGGTAGAGGTCACGCAGAGTTCACCAAGGAGAGATGTTCTGCATGTTCGTAGAGGGGACATAGACACACAAGACTCATGCTGGGGACGGGTAGCCGTGCCATACTCTGAGGGTGTGCTGGAGGCGGTACGCATGTACCAATAAGAAAACCCCACCCTCCGGTTAGGGAAGGTGGGGCAATGGAGGATCATAAGGGGTGGATGATTTACATCATGCTCCACTTGTCTTTGTCTTGCTGCATACCCATAGCGAGTCGTTGATCCAACTGCTGTCTGTATGCGTCACCCTCAGGTCCCGGCTTGCGGTAGTTGGGGTGAGCCATAGCTTCCTTTGCCTCAGCGGAGCCGGGCACAAGGGGAGTCATGGTTGTAGATGGTTGTGAGTTGTGGTTCATCTGTGGAGGTTCGTTGGTCTGCGGCTGCTGCTGCAACCACCCATTCTCATCTGCCATGTTCTTCAACTTAGCGAGAGCATCGGGCATGAGGACGGGGTTACCGAGGGCAGCATTCAGAGCATCACGCTCATGCGGAGGTAGGGTCTCTGCCGCCTTCTGTGCTGCCTGCTGGTAGGTGTCGTGACTGCCGAAGACATTGGACACCGCTTGGTGTGTCTGCTGCTGGACAATCTGCTGTGCCTGGTTCACTGTAGTCCACAGTTGGTTGCGGACATCGGAGGGGACATCCTTACCGAACACAGACTCAGCGTACTCAGGTTTCATACCACCGTCTTCTGCACGCCATGCGTTGATATCCATGAAGTTCAGATCGGATGTTGTAGTGACCTGCGGCGTCTGCTGAGGAGGTGGCGTAGGTGGTGCCTGCTGCGTCTGCTGCAACTGCTGGACAGTCTGCTTGATCTGCTGAAGTTCATGCTGCGTCTGATCGTACTTGCTCTGCCAGTACTGTGCAGATGGGTCCTGCTGTGTTTGCTGAGGAGGTGTCTGCGGAGGCTGCTGAGAGGGGGTGCCCTCGGGAGGTGTCTGTGGGTCTGTCAAGAGTCGTCCTCCTTCAGACCGTTAATGGCCCACTGAAGAACAAACCCGAGATGTCCCCAGAGTTTCTGACGGTTACGGGTTTCACCGATCTCGATTGCAATATCTTGGTCGTAGTTCTTGGGGTCAACACACGCCGATGTCTCGTACATGAGAAACCCGGTTCGCGTCTCAGTCTCCACCGTCGCAGCCTTGGGCGACACCTTGACGGCTGATGATGGGAACATGAACCGTTCGATGTCGTCCTCTGTGATGGTTGGGCCTGTCTTTGAGCGATCACCAGACAACTTGAAGTACGCTTTCTCGAACGCTTCTTTGGGAGACCATGACTGGTATCCGTCAGGATACAGAACAAAGTACCCATCCCGCCCTTCCCGATTTTCTGGGATAGCTTTAATCATCTTCACGCCAATGTAATCGTACATTTCTTCCATTCTCATTCCTTATTGCTGCTGTGCTGCTGCTTGTTCTGCTATACGCCCGGTGCTCTGGATCGCCTGTTCACCCGCCTGCTGTGCGAGTTGTGCTTGCTGTGCTGCTGCCTGCTTCTGTGCCTTCTCCTCATCGGAGTAGGTGAAGCGGGAGGGGTCCAGACCGGATACGCGGGTGAGTTCTTTAGCAAACTCACTCATCTTAAACTGTGCTTGGAAATCTTCGTTAGGGGTGTTCTGAATAGCCACCAACATACTCTGAATACGGGCAGCATCTATCTGCCTGCCGAGTGCATCTAGACCAGTCTTCACCCCGATGGTGATGATCTTCTGCTTCCACAGTTCCTTGAATGTCTCGTGCAGGTTCCCCTTCTTACTCTCCACATCCACCATACGGCGGACAACGCTCTCCTGTAGGGAGGACGCTACATGTGTGAGGATGGGGCCGTCTGCTTCACTTACTTCTCTGCTGGCTTCCTGTACCTGATAGGCAGTGACACGCTCACCACGGAGGGTGGATGCTGCGGAGATACCCCATGCTCTTTCGAGGCGGGCCTCCAACTGTTCCACATACCCTGCGATAGCCTGAAGGGGAGCACGGAGGTCTACAGTCAGTGCCTCTATCTCACCCTGCCTTGCAAGGATGACCTGCCCATTCTCAGTATCCTCCACATCGGAGGGTCTAGCCTGAGAGAACGGGTCCATACGGAGCCGCCACTCTGCGGAGCCTGCTGCACCCTCGGATAGTGCCTTGTGGCACATCTCCAGTGAGGTGATTGCTCCGAAGTGGTCCTCCACGGGGGTACGGCTGTAGTCCTCACCCGCTACATTGTTCCAGCCTATGTGGAAGTAGGGGAAGACTGCGTACTCAGCCGTGTCTCCGTGGGCGATGCCTCTGAACTCAGAGTCTACAAACCACTTCCCGTCCTTGCGGTACATGTGGCGGTAGTAGGGTTCGTACTCACCGTTGTCGTGCTTCTTGCGTCCATCGTTGTACGCCTTCAGATCATCAGGGAGAAGATCAGTCTTCACCCACATCTGGAGCATGTACTCGGACACCCTGCCGTGCATGTCTCTACGCAGGAGGATCTGCCCAAGGTGGTACAGACGGAAGTTGTAGTCATCGTCCATGTGCAGGACAGGATCGCCAGTGACCTGTGCGTGCTGGAAGCCGATGTTCAGGATGTCTCTGTAGTTGCTGGCTTGGAGTTTGCGGTGGAGGTAGTTCTCTACTTCAGCGAGCATGTCACGGAAGTAACCGTCTAGGTCCTCCACACCCTCAGGTACTTGGAGGGAGATTTTATCCTCACTGACCATCTGGGCTGCTTTGCCTGTGTCTACCTCGAACTGGAAGAAGGGGACACCGTTGGGAGGGAACACCGCATCAGTGAGCTTACCTGCTCTGGTGGTGATGAGGGTTGCCATTGTGTCCGAGTACAGTTCCATGAACCCCTCACCCTGTAGGGAGGGGATACTCTCGTACCCTGCGAAGAGGCGGGGGATGGTGAGTTCTGCATGGTCTGCTGCTCTGCCGAGTGCTGCCTGTCTCTGTGGTTGTGCGTCCAGTTCCAGCCACATGTTGTGTAGGCGGTCCTGGGTCATGCACCACCCCCGTTATTCTGTCCGGGGATGACTAGACCTGTTGAAAGCAGAGAAGAAACCCCGCGCCTTGCTGCCTGCCTGCGAGCGGCGTTTCTGTCTGCGGCGAGTTGTGTTCGCTTCTCTTCCTCCTCCTGTGCTCGGAGGTCCTGTGGTTCGGGACCGCTCGGTCCGCCGAAGATCCCAGCCATGTTGTAGTCCTTGTGGTAGTTTGTTGTAGATAGCGTCCCGAACCTCCCGTAGCCCCCTTAGGTGGGAGAGGCGTGCTTGGGAGGAGGGAGGATCAAGTTTCTCAGAGTCCGCTACGAGTCTGTCGTTAGCGATCTCTGCGAGTTCGTCTAGTAGGTCCATCACCTCGTAGGAGATGAAGTAGGGGTTCTTGTTCTCAGCGGGCAATGGCATCTCCCCTTGTACGGAAGAAAGACTCCACATATCGCATGTGCATCTTCTTCGAGATGTCTTCCTTGATCCGCCTGAAGGTGTACTCCGCTCTCCATGAGAAATCATCGAGGGCGGGCATCTCAAGAACTTCGCCGTCTAGTGCGGTGTATGTCTTATCTGGTTTAGTCATGTTCGCCTCGGGCCTTGGCGAGGACGGTGCGGATAATCTCTAGAGTCGGGGAGATGTTCCCTTCGTCTTCCTCACGCATAGCCATGTCCGAGTTCAAGA